AGACGAAGATCAGCTCGAAGATCGCGTTGATGAAGCCCTGCAATATTATCAGACGTATCACTCTGATGCGATTATCCGTACGTATTTAAAGTACCAGATAACTTCGACCGATATTGCTAATAAGTATATTCCCGTAAATAACCAATACACATATGTTCGTGGTATCTTTCCGATTGGCGATGAAAACTCGTCAATTAATATGTTTGATGCTCGTTACCAGATTCGACTAAACGATATCTGGGATATGCGTCTTGGTGGTAGTTTATCTTTTTATGCTCAAACACAACAGTATCTATCAACAATTAATCATGTTTTGAATTCTAATTCGGCTCCTATAAGATTTTCTCGCCATCAAGATATTCTACACATTGATATTGATTGGGATACAGTTGAAGTTGGAGAATATATTATTGTTGATTGTGATGCTGTTATTGATCCAACACAGTCGCCTCAGATATATAACGATATGTGGTTAAAGAGATATACCACTGCACAGATTAAATATCAGTGGGGATTAAACATGTCTAAATTTGAAGGCATGCAATTACCAGGTGGTATCATCTTAAATGGTAGAGCAATCATGGAAGATGCAACTGCAGAAATAGAAAAGCTTGAAGAAGAAATTAGAATGAACTTCGAGATGCCAGTTGACTTTTATGTAGGATAATTAGATGCCGCGCAATGTATATTTTAGTCAAGGTAATTTAGCAGAACAACATTTATTTGAAGATCTTCAAATTGAAGCTCTAAAAATTTATGGTCAAGAAGTCTACTATTTACCTCGCAAAATCATTACACGAGACGTAATCCTCAATGAGGATGTTGAATCGTATTTTGATGATGCGTATATGATTGAAATGTATCCCGAAGAAATTGAAGGCTTTGGCGGTGAAGGTAACCTCATGTCTAAGTTCGGCTTAGAGATTAGAGATGAAGTCACCTTTGTTGTTGCACGTAGATCTTGGAATAAACTAGTTGGTCTATGGAATAATACTGTTGATAACGATAGACCTAACGAAGGTGATTTATTATATCTACCTTTGACTGGTTCTTTCTTTGAGATCTCGTTTGTTGAACATGAGCAACCATTTTATCAGTTGCAAAATGTTCCGGTTTATAAACTTCAATGTCGTCTCTTTGAATATAACTCTGAAGACTTTAATACTGGTCTTGAAGTTATCGATGAGATTGAAAAAGAACACGCAAATACTCGTTCTGTACTTGTTACAGATATTACGGGTGATATTGAAAAAGGTATGCGTCTATATCAAATCATCTCTAAGGATGCTAATGGTGACGCAGAAAAATGGCTATCGTTTGAGGTTGCGGAAATGTCAACAGTTGGTGGTGTCACAACATCACTACAATTAGAACTATTTGACTTCCAAACAAATTCAGATAAAGTCCATAATTTGATTCTATCAACTGATGGCGATACTGATACATACTTTATGAATGGCACAGATGAGAATACTGGTAAGCCGAATATTACTGATTCAACAGTCTATGCTAAACTATATGAAATCTATGACATCGATGATAGTATTGATGTTACATTTGGTAATGATGGCGGTGCACAGAACTACGACTTTGAGCAAGAAGGTGATTCTGTCATTGACTTCTCTGAAAGGAATCCATTCGGAGAACCAGGCCAAACAATTGCTTCTGTTACTGCACAAGCAAATACAAATATGGATTCAACAACTGTCCTTATGGATTCTACTGAAGTAACTATGGACGAAGATAGCTAATTGGAGTAAAACATGGCAAAACAAGTTATTGGTATTGGTAATATTGCCGACGACGGTAGAGGTGATACCTTAAGGACGGCAGGAACCAAGATTAATTCAAACTTCACAGAAGTATACAATGATATTACGACTGTGAACTCTACACTCACCACCTTGAGTACTCAGGTTAACGGTATTACTGTTCCGACCGATTTATCTGCTTTTACAGATACTACAAATGTGGTACCTGCAGATTTATCAGATCTAACAGATACTACTAATCTATTATTTGATGGTGATTATAATAACCTCACAAACAAACCAACGATTCCCTCGTTTGGTAATGTAACTACAAACATTGTACCAGATACAAATGTTGCTTACGATATTGGTACTTCATCAAATCGTTTTAGAGATTTGTATTTAAGTGGTAATACCATTGAACTTGGAAGTGCTACTCTAAGTGCTGTTGGTTCAAGTGTAGTATTACCTACTGGATCTACTTTACCAGGAGTTGCTGAATTTGAATATAAACCAGCTTCTGTTCAAAAGATTACAGCCGAAGATCCATTTAACGATTATGTTGTTGGTACCGGTGGTTCTCAACCAGCACCCGACGGTGGTATTGTTATTGATCAATTAACATTAATTTTAGCTCAGCAAGAAGGAGCATCTGCTACCACTTTTGCTGATTTTACACCAAGTGTATATACAGCAACAATTGCTGATGGTGTTATTAGTGCTATTGAAATAACCACTGCAAATGCTTATCCTTCTACTCAAGATGGTTCAACAATTAATACAGGCAATATGATTCTTTTAGATGCTGGAGTAGATATTACTAATCCATCGAGTATTCTTGGATCTACTATTTCATTCAATTTGAATGCTTCTGTAAATAGTTCAAGCACTAACGTAGCAAACTTTGGTGGTAATTTAAGTTATACTCCATCAAATCCAGCTCACTGGACGGACCCTGATCCAACGAATATTAAAGATGCTGTTGATAGATTGGCTGCGGTTGTATTTGCATTAAACGGAAACGTAGGTAGCTAATAGATGTTAGGCGATCATTTTTATCACGCGATTCTCAGAAAATCAGTTGCTGTTTTTGGCACACTGTTTAACGACATTAATGTCGTGCGTAGAGATAACAACAACATCGTAAAAGATGTTCAAAGGGTTCCATTGTCATATGGTCCAAAACAAAAGTTCTTATCGCGTATTGATCAGCAACCAGATTTAGATGATACTAAGGTCGCTTTAAAACTACCGCGTATGTCTTTTGAAATCACAGCACTAGCATATGATGCTAGCACAAACGTGAATCGACTAAATAAAATGTCTACCTCAGTTACTCAAGATACACGTAACTCGGTGGGCCAAGCCACGCCATATATTTTAGATATGCAATTAAATATTATGGCTAAAAACCAAGATGACGCGCTTCAAATTTTAGAACAAATTGTTCCATACTTTCAACCAACGTATACTGTTGCTGTACAATTTATTGAAGGTATTAACAAGTCGTTTGACGTGCCGATTAGTTTGCAATCAATTACGATGGCAGACGATTATGAAGGAGAATATACACAACGTAGAGCTTTAATCTATACAATTGATTTTTCAATGAAGATTAAATTCTTTGGTCGTGAAACTGAATCTTCAATTATTCGTACTGTTATTGCTAATAACATAAATATGAATAATAATGAAGGTATTGAATCTCTCTATACTAAAGTAAATCCAGAAGGTGCAACATCTGCATCAACAATGGATGAACCTTTAGTTGTGAGATCGTTTATTCCTTCGGATACTGAGATAGCAATTAAATTTACTTCAGCCACTGATCCAAATTTTGTGAAAGGTGAAACCATTGTGGGTAGTACTACAGGTGTTGAAGCTGAAGTAAACGATTATTCTTATGATCAGAATGCTGGAACTGGTGTCCTTTATGCAGATTATGCAACTGGTTATTTACTACCAGCAGAAAATATTACTGGAGATGAATCAAATAATACAGTTGCGATTACAGATTATACTGTAGGTTGATATGGTTGATAAAAAGAAGATGATGGAATCATTAAGCAAAAACTTACCGGCTGAGAAAAAACCTCAGCAAGTTGTGCTGAATAAAGATATTACGGATGACTATGACTATTCCCGTGATAAGTATAAAGGAATTTTAGATCGAGGAGAAGAAGCCCTTGATGGAATGATGCAACTTGCGAGTGAAAGTGAACATCCAAGAGCTTACGAAGTATTATCAGGCATGTTAAAAAATATGGCTGACGTAACTGATAAGCTTATGGATTTGCAAAAGAAGAAAAAGGAACTAACAAAAGAAGAAGAAAAACAAGCTCCTTCTGGTTTGACACAAAACAACGTGTTTGTAGGTTCTACCACTGATCTTCAAAGAATGCTATTAGATAATAATAAGTCGGAAGTAATTGATGTCAATACAGACGAATGATAGTTACCTCGGTAATCCAAACGTAAAACGTGATGGTGTTGAACACCGATTCACAGCAGAAGAGTTTGAAGAATACAAAAGGTGTATGGTTGATCCTAAGTACTTTGCACGTAAGTAC